TCGTACCTGTATGTGAACAGTTTTTATGTCGCTACGGTTGGCTCTGGCGGGGCAAACGCAGGCAACATCAATGCTGGCACTGGCACGGTGACATCGGGCGTCCCAGCAGTTCTATACGACATCATTGCAATTGGCTACAACCAGCGCACCACTGGTCATTACTGTGTTCCAGCAGGCTTCACAGGTTATATGACAACGGGTTCAATTTCTGCTGGTCAAGCCTCTGGTTCAACTTCTGTCACTACTTTTCTAAAACAACACGGCACAGATAACATCTTGCGTGTTGGCGCGGTTGCCGCAGTAAACAATAACGCCGCTGTGTTTGATTTTGTACAGCCTTACACAATTCCAGAAAAGAACTGTGTCGGAGCATCTGCAATTGGAGCCGCCGCGAACAATGCAGTGAGTTCGTACTTCAACATCATCTTGATCAAAAACGGCCCTTGATATGCCAAGCAAATCACCAGCCCAACATCGTCTGATGGAAGCCGCCGCTCACACCAAGGGCGGCTTTGGTGGTGTGCCTCAAAAAGTCGGCAAAGAGTTTGTGAAAGCAGATAAAAAGATGAAAGACGGCGGTGACCCTAGACTTTCTGTCTCACGTGGTGAGAAGCTACCCACAAGTCAAGGCGCAGGTTTAACGCAAAAAGGGCGTGATAAGTTTAATCGCGCAACTGGCGCTAATCTTAAAGCACCTGCCCCTAACCCAAAAACAAAAGCTGATGCGGGAAGAAAAGCCTCGTTTTGTGCTAGAATGTCTGGAATGCCGGGGCCTAAGCGCGATGAAAAAGGCGAGCTTACTCGTAAGGCCGCATCTCTTAAACGTTGGAATTGTCCTGGGTGGTAATGTATGAGCACTAGTGGAACAGTTGGCCAAACAACAATCACGGTACAGAATCTGATTGACCATGGCGCCAGACGCGCCGGCAAGCTGGCCGAAGAATTAACTTCAGAGCAAGTAGCGGCGTCTAAAGATAGTCTCTATTACTTGCTTTCTAATCTTGCAAATCGTGGAATTCAATACTGGTGTATTGATAAGACAGTCATAGGTCTTAATCCCGACAAGTATGTTTACTACCTGCCAACTGGCACGGTAGATGTTTTAAACTCCAATTACCGAACAGTCACTGCTAACAACACTGGAGCTAATAGTTCTTCTGGCGTTACGGCTAATGCCTTTGATGGTCAATACACCAACATTTGCCAGTTAACCACCAACACGGGCTATATTGGCATAAATAACGGGTCTGGAAATGACATCTACATGGGGACCGTGGGTATACTACCAGCAATATCCGGCTCAGTGACCCTCTCAATTCAGTCTTCTACCGATGGCACGACTTGGACAACGGTTTATAGCCCTGGAGCAGTTACTTGGTCTGCAGGCACATGGCTTTACTATGATTTAGAACCTTCTGCCAGCACGCCGTATTGGAGAATCCTGCAAACAGCAGGTGCCAATATGGGTGTCTATCAGGTGGTTTTTGGTTCAAATTCCAATGAAATACCACTTGCACGCTTGAATCGTGATGACTACACGAACTTGCCTAACAAGAACTTTACCAGCCTTTACCCACTGCAATTTTGGTTTGACCGTAACATTCCCCAGCCTGCAATGTACGTTTGGCCTGCGCCATCATCATTTGCTCCACAACTCGTGGTCTGGAGACATCGGCAAATTCAGGATGTAGGTGATTTATCAGGTGAGATAGAAATTCCTCAGAGATGGTATCTGGCCATTCAGAATATGCTCGCGCATCAGATGGCCATGGAACTACCTACAGTTCAAGGGGATCGTATCTCTTATCTTGAAGGACAAGCTGAAAAGTATTGGAATATTGCTGAGCAAGAAGAAAGAGACAAGAGTCCGATTTACTTTGCTCCCAATATTAGTTACTATACGAGGTAAGTATGCCACGTACGCTAGATACTCTTGGCAATGCGGTATTAAGTATTGCAATTTGTGACAGGTGTCACATGAAGAGAGCGTATGTTGAACTGATGCCTGATGGCAATAATCCGGGCTTAAAAGTCTGTGATCATGGCTGCAGAGACCAGTTTGACCCATACCGTTTACCAGCGCGGCAGCCTGAAAAGATTGCACTTAGATTTCCAAGGCCTGATGTCAGTGTAGCTGCAAACCAAGATTCCTTGATCACTGGGCCTTATAATACGTACAATATCTCGCCGGAGCAGAATACTGATGATCCAGAGACTAATGGCAACCTTGACAACCTGAGTCCGTAATATGGCAAATATACAAATTACGCAACTACCAACAGCTGGTGCAATCACAGGTACCGAGTCAGTGCCTATTGTGCAAAATGGCGTTACGGTTCAGACAACTACAGGCGCCATTGCTGCATCTCCAAGCCAGCCATATACGTATTTAACTGTTAATCAAACTCCGCAATTAGCTAACAGCCGCGCACTATCTGGCGGTACCGGCGTAGGATTAGTTGATGGCGGTGCGCAGTCTACGTTGCAAATAACATTGAACGGCGCATCTGGAAGTTTAGAAGCTGCAGGCAACGGCATTATTGTTAAAACGGGCAGCACCACGGTAACGCCTAGAACATTGTCAACAACAGGCAATGGCATCTCTGTTACTGATGGCAATGGCGTATCAGGCAACCCAACTTTTCAACTGACAGGCATTGCTGCGGCTATTGCAAATGCATCTGGCACAGGTATGCTGGCAATTGTTGGTGGTTCTACCATAGCAGGTCGCCAAATTACTGGAACCGCAGATCAGATTACTGTTACTGATGGCAATGGCGCAGGCAACCCTACGATTTCTTTGGCAAATAATCCTGTGTTGCCGGGTGTTGCAAGTGTTACCATACCAATTGGTGCTACGGCTACGCGTCCAGCTTCTCCTGTAAATGGCATGCTGCGGTACAGCACTACGTTTGCGTTGTTTGAGGGTTATATAAACAATACGTGGCAAACTATTGCCGCTGGTTCTGGAGTGACCTCTGTTGCCACAGGTACTGGTTTGACTGGTGGCCCAATTACTTCAACTGGAACGATTTCAATTGATGTGACTGGTGTCACTGCGGCAACCTATGGCTCCGCATCAGCAGTCCCTCAATTTACCGTTAATGCCCAAGGTCAATTGACTTCTGCTTCTAATGTGACTATTAGCATCCCAGCAAACGCAATTAACACCACAATCCCAAATAGTGGATTGACAAACAGTTCTGTGACATACAACGGTGTGAATGTTGCTTTGGGTGCGTCTGGAACAATTACCGCTACGGCAACCAATGCATTGACAATTGGCACAGGCTTGACTGGCACTTTGTACAACGGCTCAACTGCCGTGACGATTGCGATTGATTCGACTGTTGCCACATTGACTGGCACGCAGACGCTGACCAATAAGACGATTAGCGGCGCATCTAATACGTTGACAAACATTGCCAACGCAAGCTTGACAAACAGTCAGATTACGCTTGGTACAACAAATATTGCTCTTGGTGGAACAGCACTGACTCCTGCAGGATTGACTAGTGTCACGGTAACGCAGAACCCAGTTGCCGCGCTTGACCTAGCGACCAAACAGTATGTGGACACTCTGGTGTCTTCTGGCATCACTTTCCATTCGCCAGTCAAATACGAAGTGCCATCCGGCAACCTCGTTGCGACTTACAACAACGGCGCGGCTGGTGTTGGCGCTACGCTGACCAACGCGGGCGCTTTGGTTGCGTTTACGCCAGATGGAACGGTTGCTTCTGTCAATGATCGTATCTTGGTGTACAACCAGACTAACCAAGCTCAGAATGGTGTGTACGTTGTTACGACGGTTGGTGATGGTTCAACTGCATGGGTGTTGACTCGTGCTTCTGATGCAGATACCTATGCACTAAAGAGTCCTAATGGTTTGGGCGAAGGTGATGCATTCTTCATTACCTCTGGCGCTACGGGTGCTGGTGAAACGTATGTGTGTAACACCGTTGGTGTAATTACTTTCGGCACTACAGCGATTACTTTTGTACAAATCTCTGCAACGCAGATCTACTCTGCTGGCACAGGATTGACCCTTACAGGCACGCAGTTTAGCATTAGCAACACAGCGGTGACTGCTGGTGCATATGGCTCTGCTACTCAGGTTGGAACATTCACGGTTAATGCGCAGGGTCAATTGACTCTTGCAGGCAATACGACTGTGACTCCAGCGGTAGGTTCTATCACTGGTTTAGGTACTGGCGTCGCTACTGCCTTGGCGGTCAACGTAGGTTCTGCTGGCGCTTTTGTGACGTTTGACGGTGCATTAGGCACACCAAGCAGTGGTACGGTTACAAACTTGACTGGCACTGCAGCAATTAACATTAACGGAACTGTTGGCGCTACGACGCCTACAACAGGAAACTTTACAACAGTCACTGCCACCACAGGCATCTTCGGAGGAACATTCTAATGGCACAAGCAGGCTTCACGCCCATATCTCTCTACTTCAGTAGCACTGCTGCGGCAATACCGTCTGCTGGAAATCTTGTTGCTGGCGAATTGGCACTCAATACAGTTGATGAAAAGTTGTATTTTAAAAACAGCGCTGGAACCGTCAAGTTGTTGGCATCAAACGCCACCTCTGCGCCAGTCCTGTCTTTCCAAACATCTTTAAGTGGTCTGACCCCATCTACGGCTACAACAGGCGTAGTGACGCTTGCTGGTACTTTAGGCGTTGCATCAGGCGGAACAGGTCTTACAACTCTTACCGCAGGTTCTTTGCCTTATGGCGCAGGTACAAGCGCATTTAGCGCACTTGCAATTGGTACAGCAGGACAGATTCTGACTGTTAACTCAGGCGGTACTGCCCCTCAGTGGACAACTCTGACTGATGTGGCTGTAACGACCTTCTCTGCTGGTACGACTGGTTTAACCCCAGCATCAGCAACTTCTGGCGCAATTACTTTGGCTGGTACGTTGGTTGTGTCTAATGGTGGTACTGGCTTGGCTACATTGACCGCTGGCTACATCCCATTCGGCGCGGGTACTTCCGCTTTTGGCTCAAGTGCAAACTTGTTTTGGGATAACTCAAATATTCGTTTAGGTATAGGTACTGCAAGCCCTGCCGTTAGATTAGACCTTCGTGGAACTAGCACCACATTTAGAATTGGTGGGGATACTAACGATATTGGTACTATTCAATTTTTTGAAACAACAGGTTCAACAATCAACGCTAGTATTGTTGCAAATAGAGAATTAGCCGCAAATGGTGGAAATTTAACATTTTCTACAAAATATTTTAGTGGTTCTTTAACAGAGCGTGTGCGTATTGATTCTGCTGGTCTTGTTGGTGTTAACACCATTTCTCCTACCTCCATGCTCCAAACCGCAGGCTCATCGTCTGTGTCTGCCCTCAAGACTCCAAACATTGCCGAGGTGGACACCATCTCTGCAACTGCGGCGACTGGGACAATCAACTACGACATCACGACTCAGTCTGTTCTGTTCTACACAAGCAATGCAAGTGCAAACTGGACAGTGAACTTCCGAGGTTCTAGCGGTACAACATTGAACACCTTGATGCAGACTGGTGAATCCATCTCTGCGACATTCTTGGTGACTCAAGGTGCTACTGCATACTACAACTCTGCTGTGACCATTGACGGCACTTCTGTGACTCCGAAGTGGCAAGGTGGAACTGCACCAACATCAGGAAACGCAAGTTCTGTAGACTGCTATACCTATGTGATTCAAAAGACTGGTAGCGCAACTTACGCCGTATTGGCGTCACAAACTAAGTTCGCATAAGGACAAAAGATGCCTCGTTTATCCAAAATTGGAGCCGCCGCACTTTCCGCCTTTGGGTGGACATCTGGTACATCCGCTGTAACTGCGTCTTATTTAGTCGTAGCGGGTGGCGGTGGCGGTGGTCTAGGCGGTTCACAGGGTGGAGGTGGAGGTGCTGGAGGTCTTTTAACTGGCACTGTATCTTTAAATGCAACCCTTTCCTATACTGTTACTGTAGGCGCTGGTGGTGCTGGCGGAACAGGCGCTGGTACTGGTTTAAATGGGTCAGGCTCTGTATTTAATTTGATTTCAACCACTGGTGGTGGCGGTGGTGGTAGCGCACCAGTTTCTGGTGTAACAAGTAGCAATGGAGCCGCAGGTGGTTCTGGTGGCGGTGGTAGTGCAAACGCAAATACAACTGGTGGCGCTGGAACTTCTGGTCAAGGTAATACTGGCGGTAATGGAACAAATGCTGGCGGAGGCGGAGGCGGAGGTGGCGCTGGCGCTGTAGGTTCAAATGGTTCTGGCGCAAGCGGTGGTAATGGAGGCGCAGGTACTGCTTCATCTATTTCTGGGACTTCCGTAACTTACTCTGGCGGTGGCGGCGGTGGTGCATACACTGGCTCATACGGAACTGGAGGCTCTGGTGGTGGCGGAAATGGCGGCAAAGACACCTCACAGGGAGGCCCAGCGCCAACAAACGGAACCGCAAACTTGGGCGGTGGTGGTGGTGGTGGAGCGCAAACAAATGGTCAACAAGGCGGTTCAGGCGTAGTCATCATCTCTTATGCTGGCGCACAACAATTTTCTGGTGGTGTTGTTACTTCTGTTGGCGGTAACACCATTCACACATTTACGACTTCTGGCACTCTTGGCCCAATCACAACGCTGTCTGCGTCTTATCTGATTGTTGCTGGTGGCGGTGGTGGTGGTGGTAGACGAGGCGGTGGTGGTGGTGCTGGTGGCCTTTTGACAGGCTCTGTAACCATCGACCCCAACTCAACATACTTGGTGACTGTTGGCGGTGGCGGTGCTGGCGGTGTTGGGCCACCCGGAAGCGGTTCTGCGGCTTACGGAACAAGCGGTACTAACTCTGCATTTAGCATGGTTACTACTACTGCTGTTGGCGGAGGCGGTGCGGCTGGAGATGGTCAAGGCGCTGGTACAGCAGGGGGTTCTGGTGCTGGCGGTTCTGGTGGTGCTGGCGGCGCTGGTACATCAGGACAGGGAAATTCTGGTGGAAGCGGGTCAAACAGTGCGCCTAACTACGGTGGCGGTGGTGGTGGCGGTGCATCTGCTGTCGGTGCAAACGGGACATCAACCGTTGCTGGCAATGGTGGCGCAGGAACTGCATCCTCAATCTCTGGCACATCGACTACCTATGCAGGCGGCGGCGGCGGTGGAACCTATCAAGGTGGAACTGCTGGTACTGGCGGCGCAGGTGGCGGTGGAGGCGGCGGCACTGGCGGAACTGACAATAACGGAACTGCTGGAACTGCTAACACGGGTGGCGGTGGTGGTGGTGGCTCTATTCAAGCCGACACATCTAACAGGGCTGGTGGTCAAGGCGGCTCTGGCGTTGTAATCATTTCCTACCCCGGTGCAACCCAACAAATGGCTGGTGGTACTGTCACGATTGTTGGTGGCAATGTCATCCACACATTTACAAACACTGGCTTCCTTGCGCCAATTGAGTTATCAACTGGCTCGTTGCGTTTTCGCTCAAGCAATTCTGGATACTTGACTCGCACTCCTACTGTTAGCGGTAATCAGCAAAAATTTACTTTTAGTTATTGGTTTAAGCGCGGAACACTTTCTGCCGAACAAGTGATGTTTGGCATTAACTCTGCAAGCAATGAAATTTTTACATTGGCATTTTTGTCAGGTAATACTTTTAGGGTTTTTGGTCGTAATGGTGGTTCTGATGTTTTAAACTTAACAACAACCGCCGTGTACCGCGACCCAGCGGCGTGGTATCACATTGTTGTTGCAATTGACACCACTCAAGCAACATCATCAAATCGTGCGATTGTGTACATCAATGGCGTTCAAGTTACTGCGTTTGGAACTGCAACATACCCAGCGCAAAACACTTCACTTGCTTGGGATAGCAGTAGTTATGCTCACAACATTGGGCGTGAACCTACTGGTAATTACATTGACGGTGAGATGACTGAACTCAACTTCATTGACGGTCAGCAGTTAACACCAAACAGTTTTGGAACGACCAACTCCTTTGGTGTATGGCAACCCATCACCTATGGTGGCTCGTATGGTACGAACGGCTTCTACCTGCCTTTCAATCGTCAGGCGGTGAGTTTCGTGGGTTCGTTCAATGGTTCAAGCCAATACTTGACTCCTACTGCATCAACATTATTTGACATCACATCAACCACTCAGACATTTACTTTAGAGGCGTATGTATATGCAACCTCTATAAATACATCTGGCCCACCAGCCTATAGATTTACATCACTTCTTTCTAAAGGTGTTGTATT